TGATCATCTGTTGGTAATACAATTGCTGCTGTGGAAGAAATATAAGGTATATATACTAAACGCACTCTACAAGAATGAAATTTAGATGCTATAAATGAAATATGAAATCGAAAACCACCCCTCCAAAATTGAGCATATTTTGACATAAAAGCTACTGGTGTAGCTACATAACCACTGACTAAATTAACTGGTGTTACATAGTCAGATACTAAATATGCTAAGGGTGTTACATATGTTTGCCAAAGAACAGCACCCACTAAATTCAATGATGTTATTTGTCCTGTATACAGAAGAGCTGGCCTTTGCATAAAATGCAAAATAGACGCTGCCTCTTCTGTATCGTTAACATAAGCATAATCCTTAGTTATTAAGGCTAAAGCTTCTTGGCCCATATTAACAGTCAAAGGACTATCAATGGCATAGTTTAACAAGGGCTGCCTAACCTGCATTGGTGTATGAGTTTGGATATTTATTGGAACAGACATACCTAGATACCTAGACACATCACCAAACAATTTAGCTCCCAACGCAACAGAATTCATATACATTCCAATGCCAGGAAGAAAATGAAGGGACCCTGCAAAGTCACGTGCCTTATAAAAAGCATTAGCAACCTTACCTATCTTCTTTTCATTCTCCTCTCCAACTTGAGCTGTATAATCATTCGTATAAGCATAACCTTGTACATTTGGGTTAACCATTCTAGCAAAAATGGTGTAAGTTATTGTGCTAGCCACACCAGATACACTTGACAAAGGAACAGAGACATAGGGAAATAATGTGAATAAATCCACATCATTTTTACCTATTGTCATCCGATTCTTCACATGTGTAAAAGGAACGACTATAGTTGTTTCTTGCTGTGTATTAGCAGAAATTTGAAACCACCTATTCGAAAATGAATTGAAATACTTCTTATAAGTCGCTTGAAGTATAGTAGCCTGGGGAATCCAGCAAAATACTAAACGACCATAATGAAATAGAGTTCCATTCACTCTTACTGTAATTTCAATATCTGGACGAAAGAAGGAAATTTTATTCAACTTCTCTTGTAAAGCACCACCTGCTACTGTATAAAATATATCAGGAAATACAATAGGTGTAAATGCTGTACCCATAGTTTGGGCTGCTGTCCAATTATAAACTGCTACTATTACAGGTCTTGAAAGAAACATAGGCAGATCGACATTTGGCATTGAATTATAAATGACTAATTTGTCACTATCTTCAGCGACATGGATTTCTCCATCATCGAAAAAGGTAGTAACCTTTTCAGTCTTTTCAATATTCTCTGGATGTTCATCAGTTTGACATATAATGTCCCAACAGACATTATGTACATCCCACTTATGTTGCCTAATATCAGTGTCGATCCACTTATCACAATAACCACACCAATTTGATTCTCCATTTTGAGCTGTCATCAACAGCTCACTAATTAATCGATCAATATTGATTGGCACACGATCAGGACTTTCTTCAACCATATTAAGATGACGCATTAAACAATAACTTGCATTCGTACCAGACGAAAACAAGAGATCATCAATAATATCACCAAAATTAGTTTCATTTTCATAATACTCTGTAATATCTATCCCAGAGGGTGTATACTGACAAAGTATTTGAAAAATGTCCATATCAATTTGTGATGGCTGCAAACAATTGTAATATTTACAATAGTTACATTTACAACCACCAACGTGACTAAAAGAACAAAAGCACTCAATGCTATGTTCATCGAAATCACTACTAATTTGTGCCATAAAACCACCATTTTGAGGTCGAAAGCCCCGCTTTCGCATACGCTTCTTACCTCTGCGTATATCACGCTCATTAGTTTGAGCCTCATTTTCACCTCGTAACACATTTCCAGCTTGTTGACTAAGAGGGAGGAAGTGTAAGCTGCCACTTTCCTCACAATTGGTAGATAGATTTTCAACTTCACAGTTGGACCCGTAATGATTCAATAAAAGAACAGTACTACCATAGTTCTGTTTAAGATAATCATCACGTTTAAAATGGTCGGGATATTGCATTGACACTGCATAATCAAAAGAAAATAATTGACTTCTTTTGATAGAATAACCTGAACTACTAAGATAATCACAATATTTGGCAAATTTATTTCTAAATTGTTCAAACATTTCCTTATCATAGTTCACTAAATAATAAAGTGTCATATTAAACCTATTAAGTTGATCCTGCATATTATTTGGATCACTTTTACTCCAACGAGCAATTTCTTTAATTGTTTCCATATCTAACCGTGCTACATATTTACCTAGGTAAGTTTTATTCAAACTTTCACATTTGTAAACAGCATCAGTCAGAAATGTTAATTCATCCCGATTATAATGGTCCTTAATAATTTCAGCTTTTGTTGCCGATGTATATGTTATACCAATAGACCTCATTAGAGTCTGATAACTAGGCATAGTTATAAACTTAGCCACTGAATCATGTAATGAAACTAAGTTATCATCTCCAAAGAATTTGGCACGAACATATACATGAAACAAATCCAACTGAAATGGTGTCAACTTCAAAAAGGCATATCGAATAAGGAACATATTGGCTAGACAATTAATAATCGTGGTCAAAGCACAGCCTGATGGATTTCCTTGTCTAAACATGTATACCATATCATTAGATATATGTACACTATTAAAACAAGTCATAATCAACACCCGGCGTACCATTTTATTCTCATCGCTATCATCGTAGATGTTATTCAAAACATCCACAACAAATTCTCCCATTTGATGTGAAAGACTAGCATCATAATTACTATAATCACCATTAAGATACTTTTGGAATGTAAGAAGATTCCTCATCATTAAATCCCAATCATATCCATATGGATTGATGCCTATAGCCATTTCACCCAGAATAGAAGTAGTATGACAATGAGCTATAAAATAACCACAATACTTACGAGTTAATAAACTCAAATCCATAGGACCAACTTGAAAGAGTCTGGTTTTACCCAAACGTACTTTTTCTATTGGCCTAGTTTCATCTTTGAGTGTATCAACAAAATAAGTATCTTTAATTATACCTTGTCTAGCCATTAATTCCCTTTCCAGAAGATCCTTGCGTATTGATTCCTTCATATGGTATAGATGTTTACCATTTGGTCCTAATTTAACTTCAAACCATGGTTTCTTTCCACTATCTACTCTAGTAAGTAAGTATGGAAAACCAGGGGAAGTTGTTATATCAATTGGATTTAATGCCTCAAAACCATTGATCATTTCAAATTCAGTGAGAATTCTCATACTATTTATGTATGGAGAATCCCATGATTTGATCGAATCAACTGTATGAGACAAAATCGCATCATAATCTTTTTTATCCACCATAGGTGAATAATTGACCATTTTTTGAAGGGCTTTAATCATAGGTGATTGTTCATTACCTTGTTCATCTATAAATTTTCCAAGTCGAGCTGGCTCTGTCAAATGAGGACCGAAGTCCTGCTCCATTTGATTAAACACTATTGACTTAGAAATACTACTACCACTAGACATGGTACGTTTAACGTTTCTTAATTTACCATTGACCATTATCTCTGCAGTCTGTCCCAACACTTCAACATCAACTGTTGAAGCCTTAGAAAAGAAATCAGAAACTTGATCTCTGTTGAAATTAACCATACCTAATTCAGGTTTTAAGGTAAGTACTTTAAGCTTAGTTTTGTTCTTAATATAATCAAAGACATCTTCTAAATCCTCTATAAATATTGGATTAGAAGCGCCTATGCCATATTGTGAACTACCAGCTATATGCATACCAAGACACTTAGCTTGTTTGCTATTATCCGTATGCATTAGAATCATTCCACAATCACCAGATAATGTATTGGAACTATATTGATAAAACATTGGTAAGACAAATTCAATCTTATTAATCCTCTCACCATAGATTTGATCTGTTGTTTCCGCTACTGGATACTCTAATCTTTGTGTCAAAAGGGATGTATTATTTACACTATAAATAGTGCAAACTAAATTATCTGTTATTGCTTTACTTCGAAAACCATAGAGATAACATCCATGTAATGATACTTCATCATCTTCTGAAACAAAAAATGAAGTAATATCACGACCATGGGAAATACCTTCAATATGTAGAAAAGCAACATCTACCATATGTTTACAGTCTTCCAATTGCATTGGATCTATATAAGTAATCAAACTTAAATCAACAGGAGTAGATTTGGTATTGGACCATAACAGTTCCAATTTAACCTTATCACCTCTTTGTTGATACAGTTTAATATACTGCTGTAAACGTAACCAATAATGTTTTGGACACATAAATACTTGACCCTTGATATTAATCAGGGTCTCATAAATGCCCAATTTAATTTGGTCACCTTTATGTTCCACATATGCATGAATACGACAAACAGCGTTTGATACTAACTGTTCGTTTATAGCATTTTGTTCATTATAAACTTGTGCTCGCATATGTTGATTATTCTGTTTGTCATTATTTCCCTTTTGACGACGACTTTTCTTTGTCTTTGCACGACGAAGATCTTTCTCACTAGTTTCAGGAACAACAAATTTAGGTTCTCCTACAATTAATTCTGTTGACTTTTGGTTCTTTCCAGTCACCTTATTGTATATTTTCTTACCAATCCATTTAGCTGCACCAAATGTTGTTCTACATAATAGCCACATGCCAAGTGACATTGAAATCCAAGTGATTGTTTTCTGTAACTCATTCATTTCTGGAATAGTTATTTCAAAATTCTTTGCAAAATTTATCATACTATCCCATCCATTTTTAACACCATCATACACTTTTTTCCACAAAGGTTGTCTTGCAACAACAACTTTAGGTACTTTTGTAGATGGCTGACATCGAAGCATTAAATTAAATGCATCGGTATAACAATCATGATTTGGATTTGCCATATGCTCTTTAAATATAGCAGAATCAAAGACGAATAAATCCATCATTTCTTCTGTTATATCTTGATAACATTGTTGGCATTGACAATCATCACCAGCTTGAGGCTGGAATGTAGACTTCATAGCTTCATATATTGAATCTTTAAAAGCATTACTGCTATTAAAGTGCTCTTTAGCATTATCAATTATATAAGCTATTCCTTGATGTAGCTCTAATTGAGTTATTGGTTGTTTACTAATAGGATTGGTAAACTTTAGAGAATAAGCATCACGAGGCAATACTTTATAAAGAGGAAAATCTCCCTCATTATACTTGATATTAGCCTTCATTTTTTCTCTATCCATTGGAATATTCTCGACGTCTTTTAATACATACTTGTCATTTAAGACAAGTTCTACAACAATATTTCGTCGAGCATTAAGGTGAACACCACCAGAGAGACATTTATCTGATATATATTTCTGTCCTACAATATCACATTGAGAATTGGACATAACTATTTGAGAAGTAAAAAACGAATTTCCCTTCTTCTCAAAAGCCATATTCAACTCAAAAGGATTATCATCAACAACATCAGTTATCTCTCTGATAGCCTTATGAACCATCTCCTCATTGGAATAATTCTGCATTAAGTCATTATATGACAAAACTGCCTGTTGTCGATAACTTTCCCAATACTCATCTCCACAATTGCGGAAACAAGTATAATTAGCTGGATCTTGATATGACTCAACAATACCTAACTCACGAACAAGTTCGCTTGTCAAGTAAGGTTGAAACCAGGCTGTTTTGCCAATACGTGGTACGCCATGGATATAAACCCAATAGGGTTTATTCCGTCGAACATTCACATCTCCTTTGATGTGAGGGGGAAGACTATCATAAGTTTTCTGCAGATCATTTGCCATCGCTGTTACAAATGGCAAAATCGTTATCTTATCTTTATATGAAACATGTTTGATCTTATGTAAAAGAGAATTCTCTATTTCTTTTACGTCTAAATACAATTGTTTCACAAATTGAGCTTTAAAGGAATTTACTTTAGATTGTTCATGTAAATTCTTCTCTTTAAAGTCTCGATAACGATCTATAACATCACCAATATCTTTATTCTTAAGAAATTTGGGTAAAAAACCATAATATTTCATGATTTTATCACCCAAAATTTCACATACAAATACTATACTCTTAATAAAGACATCAGTTAAACAACGAACATTATTTAATCCTTTGGTAAAAATATCTAATTTTTTGACACTGATTGACATATTGTCAAAAGTCTCTTTATCAATTTTACCAAATAAACCGCGAACTGATTCTTTTACAATTGTAAATATACATTGAAGTATACCACTATTGCAATCAGAACCAACTTGGGCATCTAAATAAGTCGTTGATTGTTGTGTAGTATATGATGGAAAATCATCATCATCATATTGATCTGGAAATAATTTAGACACTACTTTTGAGCCAATATTACTAATATGCTCGAAATGTTCTATGATCCCTTGAACCGCTCGAATCAGGCTACTTTGCAAAGCATCATAGTTAACAGACACCAAGTCTGTCAAAATCATAGCACTCAAAGCTACAATATTAGTAATATTCTGATTACACTTCTGTGAAACCAGATAGGCGAAACTTAAAAGTTTGATGATAGTAGTCAAGAGTTTAGAACTCATTTGACCTACTATAGACTTAACACGATCGACCATTGAAGAGAAGAAATCGACAATATTGTCGATTTTACTACTTGTTGATTTGATACTATCAAATACCTCTGGTATAGTATCAATTATAGACTTAACATCGCCTTGGACATTGTCAAAAAATAAATCAGCTTTATCAGCTAATTTATTATATCTGACTGCTGTCTCTTTGACGATCTTTCTCTCTTCATCGAACACTTGGGCTCTATATTTAACCTTATCGTGTTGTTTGATAGTCATACTTGTTGCACTAGTTCTTATATTGTGCAACTTGAAAAGTTTGAGCAATTTAATAAAATCTGCTCGTGAATTGGTCTTATAAGTTTTATCAAACTTATCCCCCAAAACACGAACAACACTGCTGAGGTATTTATGTTGCTCACCTTTTCTGAATCGATTAAAGATGCTAAACAATTTTTGCAGATCGATTCGATCATTACTGCAAATTTGTTCTACTGTTAATGGTTTTTCTTGAACTATACTCAATAGTTCATCCATCTTAGCATCTTTTATTGCTTGATACACTTGTTGTTTACCCCTATTTAAAATCTTATTAGGGATATCTATTTGATGTTGACGACAAGTGTCTATAAAATAACGATAATTTTTATCGTTATAATCAAGCACAACAGACTTTTGTGGCATTAAAATACGTATCATATTACGTATTTTTAATGGATCTTTAATTTCATCAGATAACTGACGAAAATTAATATAATCTTGAATTGCCACTTTATACTTTAACTTCTTCTCACGTTCGTTCACGTGAGCTAGAAAAGAATCATTTAACGCAATTTCAGGTAGCGTTCCACCTTGTTTAGCAGCTTTAGGTTCTGCAATAACCTCACCTCCAGTGTGTAAATTCAAGCCGAGGTTGCCCTCCAAGTGAACTTCATCACACTCCTTAATGTGTAAACCCAAGCCGAGGTTACCCTCCAGGTGGATTTCATCACACTCACTGCAAACACTTTCGTGTTCACACTCACTATCAACACTGAAGCCAAAGTCTTCACATAGTGATACTTTCAAGTCAGATTGATAGCTACTGGCAAACGAAACGGGCCTGGCTATAGCGGTAGGCTTTAAATCCTTCGACGCTATAGACAATCCCATCCCAACGTGGGGGGTATTGGGGCTCCCTGCAGAGGTAGGTTTTGGATATCCCTTCAACTCTGCAACAAAACCCAAGACGGGCCCACTTTTGCCTCCAGTGGATTCGCATAAGCGGTGGGTTTTTATCCCTCGACGCTTATGAGACTCAGATGATATAGACGCAAGATTCGATCTTGACACGTCTATACCAGCACGGACACTCTTACTATATCCCCG